GTCCGCGCTGCGTACGCACGTCGCCTACCCCGGGCGCGTGCAGGAGTATCACGCCGACACGCAGACGGCCGACATCGTGCCGCTGATCCGCCAGCAGGTGCCGCAGCCCGACGGCTCGTATGCGCTCGAGGAGCTACCCGTGTTGCCGTCGGTCCCCGTCGTGTGGCCGCGCGTCGGCGCGTGGTTCCTCGCGATGGCGCTCGCGCCGGGCGATACGGTGCAGCTCCTCTGCAACACCAGCGCGATCGGGCACTGGCGCACGGGCACGGGCGACGTCACCGACCCGGGCGACCTTCGACGGCAGCACCTGGCGCACGCGGTCGCGCTCCCGGGGCTGTACACACGCGGCAAGGCCCTCGCGCACGCGCCGTCGGGCGACACAGGGCTCGTGCTCGGGAGCGACACCAGCGGGGCCCGTGTGGCGTTCCTCGCGAACGGTACGATGCGGGTGACGCAGGGCGACGCGACGGTGCTCGAGGTCGACACCGCGGGCGTGGTGCACCTCGGCGGCGCCGCGGGCGAGTTCGTGGCGCTCGCCAACCTCGTCACGACGCAGCTCATGGCGCTCAAGACCGCGATCAACGGCGCGGCCGTGGTGCCCGGCGACGGCGGCGCGGCGTTCAAGGCCGCCATCATGGCGGCGCTGGCGTCGTGGCCCGCGACCGTGGCCGCGACGAAAACGAAGGCGACCTAGCGGCAGGCGCTCCCGAAGCAACTGCCGGTGCACGCGCGGCCGCACGCGCCGCAGTTGAAGGCGTCGTAGCGCAGGTCTGCCTCGCAGCCGTTGGCCGGGAGGCCGTCGCAGTCGCCCATGTTCGGCAGACAGCCCATGCACGCGCCACCGGCGCACGCGACACCCGGACGGCACAGCGTCGCGCACGAGCCGCAGAACATGGGCGTCGAGAGGTCCGCTTCGCAGCCGTTGGCGGCGCGCCCGTCGCAGTCGGCGAAGCCCGCGCGGCACGCGATCGTGCACGAGCTCGAGGCGCACGCGCCCGTCGCGTTGGCGCGCGCGGGGCACCCGACGCCGCACGCGCCGCAGTTGGCTGGATCGCGCGTCGTGTCGGCGCATCGCCCGCCACACATGGCGGTGCAGGGCGCGTCGGGGGCGACGTCGCGCGGGACATCGACCGCGATCGCAGCGTCGCGTGAAGCATCATGAACATCCGCCGCGGCGTCGGCGCCGGCGTCCGGCGGGCTGGTGCGGGCGCACCTGGGAAGCCCCGTCGACGGGCGCACGCACGACCACTGGTCGCCGCACAGAAGGGCGCAGTCCGCTGCCCGCTCGCACACCGGAGCCCACAGGCCCGACGAGCAAAGACGCGCGTCGCTCGGAATGCCCGGGCACGCGACCATCCCGGCGACGCAACGGCCCTCGACGCAGCAGTACGAAGACGGGTCGGTAGCGCTGACGCGGCACGATCGCTCGCAGTCATTGGCCGACGCGCAGGGCCCTCGACACGCGACGGGATCAGGCCCAGCAGCATCCACCGGATCGGCGTCGACGACATCGACCGGCGCAGCATCGGGCGACTCGCACACGCATGGGCCCCACACGCCCGACGGGCCGCACTCCTGCGCGCCCGGCGCTCCACCGGGGCACACGCACGCGAGCGAGCGCCCGAGCTCGCATCGGGCGGCGGGAGACTCGGAGCCGCAGGCGACGACGAGAGCGCAGAGCGCGGCGACGAGGAGACGCAGGGTCATAGGCGCGCATCCTACGCCGCACCCCGCGCGCCTGTCACCGGGCTCCGTCCGCGCGACCGTGCCACCACTGTCTAGCCTCGCGCGCGCGAGGCCGCGCACCCTCCGTGCGTGCGCGCCCTCGCCCTCGACCCCGCGACCGGCGACCTCCTCGTGTCGCGTGGGCGGCTCGAGGTGGTCACGGGCCCCGCCGCGCTGCGGCAGCGCCTCCAGATGCGGCTTCGGCTCTGGCAGGGCGAGTGGTTCGCGGACACCTCCGTCGGCGTGCCGTGGCTGCTGTTCCTCGGCGTCAAAGGCGCGCAGGCGCTCGCGGAGAGCACGCTTCGGCGCGCGATCACGACGTGCCCGGGCGTCGCGAGCCTCGACGCGTTCACGTTCAACGTCGACAGCCGCACCCGCCGCGCGACCCTGAGCTTCCGCGTGACGGCGACCACGGGCGACGTGCTCGACTTCGCCGACTTCGTGGCGGGTGACGACGCGACCACGGCGGGCGCGCGGGTGGCCGCGTGACATACGGGCTCACCGCCGAAGGCTTCGTCGAGAAGACCGGGGCGCAGATCCTCGCGGACCTCGCGGCGGCGCAGCGCGCGTCACCCGCCCTCGGCGCGGATTGGGACGCGACCTCCGCGGAGAGCCCCGAAGGCCAGATCAACGGCGTCTTCACCGCGGCCCTCGCGAGCGCGTGGGAGGCGATCGGCCTCGTGTACCGCTCGCGTACGTCGGAGGGCGCGAGCTTCGCGGGCCTCGACGCGCTCGCGGGCCTCACGGGCACCACGAGGCGCGCGGCGACCTTCGGCACCGTCACGCTGACGCTCTCCGTCGGCGCGGGCCGCACGATCCCTGCGGGCTCCGTGGCGTACGTCGCGGGGCAGCCCGCCAACCGCTGGGTCACGCTCACGAGCGCGGTGAACAGCACCGGCTCGACGGCCAACGTCACCGTAAACGCGCGCGCCGAAGCCGCGGGCACGCTCACGGCCAACGCGGGCACGCTCACGGGCATCGCGACGCCCGTGACGGGCTGGCTGAGCGTCACGAACGCCTCCGACGCCGTGCCGGGAGCGCCCGCCGAGGGCGACCCGGTGTTGCGCGTGCGACGCCGCGCCGAGCTCTTCGCGCAGGGCGAGAGCGTCATCGACGCCGTGCGCCGCAGACTCGTGGCCGTCACCGGCGTCGCCACCGTCACCGTCGACGAGAACGACACCGACGAAGACCTGCGCTACCGCGGAGGCCTCCCTCCGCACTCCCTCGAGGCGATCGTCCAGGGCGGCACGGATACGGCCGTCGCGGCGGCGCTGTGGGCTTCGAAGGCGGGCGGGATTCGCACCTACGGCTCGACCTCGGGCACGGCCACCGACGCGGGCGGCGCCGTGCGCACGGTGCGGTGGACGCGCCCTGCGCTCGTCGAGGCGTATGCAGAGGTCTCCGTCGAGATCGACCCGGCCATCTACGCGGGCGCCGATGTGCTGAATGCCGCGGTGGCAGCGGTCACCACGGGGCAGCTCGCGGGCGCCCCGATCCGGCGCAGCAACATCATCGCGGCGGCGAAGGCCGTCGTCGGCGTGATCGACTGCACGCGCGTACGCCTCGGGCTGTCGTCGGGCTCGGTCTTCGAGGCGAACCTCCCCGCCAGCGCGCGAGAAATTCTCAAGCTCGCGGCAGCTCGCGTGGCGGTCGTGACGGTGACGCCGTGAGCACCGCGAGCGAGCCGACGCGCATCGCCGCCCACGCAGCCGTCACCGATGTCCGCGCCGTCGGCCTCGCGCGCGTGATCCAGCAGCTCCGCGGCAAGCCCGCGTTCGATGCGCTGCTCACGACGTACCTCGACGAGATCCAGGCGATCGAGACGGCCGCGTGGCAGCTCTACGGCCTCGCGATCGACAACAGCGAGGGCGACGCGCTCGACCAGCTCGGCGACCTCTTCGACACGCCGCGGCCCCCGTCGATGCTCGACGCGGTCTACCGCCGCGTACTGCACGGGTGCGTCGCGGCGCTCCACGCGAGCGGCACCGGCGACGACATCGCGCGCGTCGCGCTCGCGCTCGTGGGCTCCGACGCGTTCACGCTGCGCGAGGTGTTCCCCGCCGCGGTGATCGTCGAGCCTGACGCCGCGGTGGGCATCCCCGTCGATGTGATGCGCCGCGTGTTGCGGCGCGCGAAAGCGGCGGGTGTCGGCCTCGCGGTGATCGACGTTCCCGCGGGCAACACGTTCGCGTTCTCGACCTCGATGATGCGCGTGCAGACCGACGCGAGCCGCGGCTTTTCGGACACGACTCAGGCAGCGGGCGGCGTGCTCGTAGGGGTGATGTGATGGCAGAGCCGGGAGCACGGCCCGATGCGGTTCCGCGCTGGGGCAGCGATTCGACGATGGTGCAGCCCCCGAGCGGTGCAGCCGCGGCGGGGTTCTCGACGGGCGAGCGCGCCCCCGCGCAGTGGTTCAACTGGATCCTGAACCGCCAGGGTGCGTGGCTCGACTTCTTGCGCGGCCCCAACGTCGAGCACTGGACGCGCGTAGCGGGCGGCACCGAGGCCATTACGCAGACGAACCGGCCGTTCGCGGTCGACGTGTCGAGCGTCGAGTCGACGGGCAACAACGCGGCCTTCCGCTATGCGATGGTCGGCGAGATCACGGGCACGGCCGATGCGGTGATCCGCGTCTCGAAGACCGGCGCCGAGTGGGTAGACCGCACGAACGCCCCCGAGACTCGCGCACGCGTGACGGCCATCGCCGTGTCGGGGTCGAAGTGGGTGCTCGCGAGTCAGTCGGGCGCGATCTACTACGGCGCCGTTGATGACGGCACGGGCACGGGGCCCATCGGCGCCAACGGCAACGCGTGGACCGCCTCGACACAGCCGACCCCGTTCGAGGTGTCAGCGTTCGCGCGCGGGGCCTCGCGCCTCTTTGCGCTGGGGCTCCTGTACACGGGATCGGTTGGCGTCTACAGCGACGACGACGGCGCCAACTGGCTCGCGTGCTCCGTCACGGGCACGGCGCGATCGGGCGACGCGACAGCCGCCGTGTTCGATGGCGTGCGGTGGGTCTTCGTCACGCAGACGGGGCAGGCCTACGCGTCGAGCGACGGCGCGACCTTCGCGTACAAGAGCGCCTTCACGGCGACGGCGGTGCCCTGGTACCTCGCAGCCGGCGCCTCGGGCGAGGTGATCGCCTACCGCCGCACGAGCGGCACCACCGTCGGCGACTTCTACCGCTCGACCGACGGCGGCGTGACGTGGTCGACGATCACGCCGAGCTCGACGCGCAAGCCGGTGCAGATCACCTCGCTGCGCTACGCGTCGGGGCAGTGGATCGCCTCGAGCGCGGTGGCCCCGTACCTGTGGAGCTCGAACGACCTCCTCTCGTGGCGCCCTCTGCGCCCGCCTGTCACCGGCTCTGCCTCGTTCGCCGTCGACGCGGTCGCGTGGGACGGCAGCGCCTGGTGCGCGGTCGGGCGCTCGTTCGCGTTGCAGTGCCTTCGCGCGGCAGACCCCGGGGGCGCGACCTACGACGGCGAAGACGGCGGTAGCACGCTCGCCGACGCGGGCTACCTGCAGGGCCGCGAGATCTCCGACACCGCACCGAGCGTCGGTGACGCACTCACGTGGAACGGCACCATGTGGGCGCCGGCTGCGGGCTCGGGCGGCGGCGGTACGACGCTCACCTTCACCGCGCAGACGCTGGTCACCCTCACGCCCGGTAGCTTCCCGGCCTACGTGCGCCTCAGCGGGCGCGCGCTGCAGTCGAGCGGTTCGGGCCGGTGGCACGGCACCATCGAGGCCCAGGTCTACGACTCGGGCAGCGGCGTCTACGCCATCGACGCGGTGCGCACCGAGGGCGGCACGCTCTCTCCGACGTGCACCGTCAACAGCGCGACGGGGCAGGTGAAGGTGCTCTTCTCGGTCGCGGTCACGGGCGAACTGCTCGCGGTGGAGGTCTGAGATGGCACGCAACCTCGAAGCGGTGCTGATCCCCGCGGACGCCACGCCCTCGACGATGCTCGGCCTCGACGCCACGGGCGCCCCCGAGGCCCTCTCCGCGGCCGATGCGCGCACACGCATGGGCGTTGACCTCCTGCGCTGGCGTGGTGCATGGGACGTGGGCACGGCCTACGTCGCGGGCGATGGCGTCACCAGCGGCGGCTCGACGTGGCGCGCGCTGCAGGCCGTCACGGGTGGCAGCGCCCCGAGCGAGGGCGCGACGTGGACGGTGACGGCCGCGAAGGGCGCGACGGGCGACACCGGCCCGTCGGGTGACGCGCTGGCGTGGCAAGGCGCGTGGTCGTCGGGCACCACCTACGCCACGGGCGACACGGTCACGTCGGGCGGATCGACGTGGCGCGCGGTGCGGTCGGTGTCGAGCGGTGGCAGCGCACCGACGGCGGGCGCCGATTGGGCCGTGGTGGCGGCGAAGGGCGACACCGGCGCGACGGGCCCCGAAGGGCCGGAGGGCCCCGAAGGGCCGCCCGGGAGCGGTACCACCTACACGATCGACTGGACGACGGGCACCGCCACGAACGGCAACGGCACCGCGACCATCACCTCGTCGACCGTCGTGACGCTGTCCATGGCGTCCGGGGCTACAGCGGGATACGCGAGCGGCACGTACACGGCGCCGAGGGTCCGTATCCCGATGCCTTCGGGCGTCACGAAGACGGCGTTCCGCGTAACGCTGCGCCTCGCGTCGTTCACGAATAAGACCGGCACCACGACGCCGTGCATCCTGCTGGAGAGCACGGGCGCAGCGGCTTCGAAGTTCGGCCTCTACCTCGCGGGCACCACGATCGGCTCGCAGAACTTCGTCAGCGCCGCGGGCATTACGAGCGGCACGCCCGCGTCCCCGCCCCTCTACGACGGCGATGACTGGGTGCAACTCACCGTGCGCGGCGGGGTGTTGTCGTTCGCGTTCGCTCGCGGCACAGGGGGCGCGCGCCCGGCCTCGACCGCGTTCCGATCGTGCGGCGCGATCCTCGCCGCGCCGCCCTTCGACGCCGTCGGGTGGGACGTGGTCGTGCTCATGGCGCAGTCGTCCGCGCCGCCCTCCACGGTGACCATGACGTACGACTCCTGCGACGTGGAGACCCTCTGATGAGCCCCGCAGACCACGTCCTCTACTACCTCCCGCGCCCGATGAGCGCAGACCTCGAACGCTGCGTCGCGCACGTCGCCGATGTGATCGACGCCGACACGGTCACCCTCGACGTGTCGCGCCCCGGCATGGCCACGGAGCGCTTCGAGTCGGTGCCGCGCTGCGACGCCGCGACCCCCACCGCGGGGCACTGGTCGACGATTCCCTGAGTCACCCACGCGCTGCATAGGGCGGCGCTTTCACGGAGCATCATCAATGTCGCAGGATCTCAAGAGCCTTCTCGTTCCGCAGTCGACCGGCAAGGCCGACTCGTCGCAGATCGACCTCACCGCGGCCTTCAACTTCACGGGCACCCTCCAGAAGTCGGGCACCAACCTCGCCACCACGAGCGACGTGACCACGGGCGCGCAGAGCGAAGCCAACCTCCGCACCGCGTCGGGCTCGCTGAGCGCGTCCCTCTCGGTGAACTCGCAGAAGATCACCAACCTCCTCACGCCCTCCGACGCCACCGACGCGGCAACGAAGGCCTACGTGGACAGCGTCGCCGCGGGCCTCGACGTGAAGCCCTCCGTCGCCGCCGCTTCGACGGCGAACCTCACCCTGAGCGGGGAGCAGACCATCGACGGCGTGTCCGTCGTCGCGGGCAACCGCGTGCTGGTCAAGGACCAGTCGACGGCCAGCCAGAACGGCATCTACGTCGCGAGCGCGGGCTCGTGGGCGCGCGCCGCCGACATGGCCGCGGCCTCCAACGCGGCGGGGGCCTTCACCTTCGTCGAGGCGGGCAGCGTCAACGCGGGCCGCGGCTACGTCGTCTCGTCGGGCGCCGTCGTGGGCACCGATTCGCTGGTGTTCACCCAGTTCAGCGGTGGCAGCTCGTACACCGCGGGCAATGGCATCCTCCTCACCGGCAGCGCGTTCAGCGTCGTCG